CAATGATTAGTCTGGTTCGGGTGGTGGACGCGGGTCATCCAAAAGAATTAACCGAGAAATGAAATCCGAAATTTTTAGTGTCAGTTTTGGTGGGAGTAGCAGTAGTAGTGACAATGGACGTGGCAGTGGCGGTGGCAGTGGCGGCAATGAAAGTGGTGGTGCTGGAATTGGGTCAGCCACAGCAGCTACCGGCGACGACAAACAGACATGGGATGGGTATGGAAAATTTAATAATGTTCCTCTTAACCCCGACATTCCAGTGGACTCCCAACCACCAATGTCAAAAGAAGAACTATTGCGAGAGAAATTTAAGCTCCTTCGTAAGCTGGAAGAACTCGAGACAAAGGGTGTTACCCTCACCAAAAAATATACAATGGAGTCGTCCATGCTCGAAATGAAGGGCGAATATGAAACGCACGTGGAGGAACGTGAACGAAGCAATAGTAAAAAGTTCCAATCCAAAATGTTACTCGCATGCATAACCGGTCTGGAATTCCTGAATAATAAATTTGACCCATTTGATTTGAAGCTTGACGGATGGTCCGAACAAGTAAATGAAAACATTGACGAATACGACGACATTTTTGCGGAACTGCATGATAAATACAAATCTAAGGCTCAGATGGCACCCGAACTCAAGCTACTGTTTCAGCTGGGTGGAAGCGCTATCATGCTTCACATGACAAACACCATGTTTAAATCCGCGCTGCCTGGAATGGACGACATCATGCGCCAGAACCCGGAGCTAATGCAGCAGTTTACCCAAGCGGCCGTCAACTCCATGTCGTCATCATCCCAAGCACAGGGCGGTAAATCTGGTTTCGGTAACTTCATGAAGGATATGACGGGTGGTGGCGGTGGCGGTGGCGGATTAATGGGTGGGTTGTCTGAAATGATGAATGGTGGAGGTGGAGGTGGAGGTGGCAACGGAGCAATTCCGTTCATTTCACGCCCGCCTCCTCCACCGGTAGCAACAAAAAGCGCCAATGCCCCGCCTCCTCCAACTCGTCCCGGAGCTGCAATGCCGATCGGCAATCGTCCAGACATTAACATGGGACGCGGTCAAATGAACATAGGTATGGATATTCGACAACAGGCATCTGAATATGATGGTGGAGACCGTTCGCGTCGACCCGAAATGCGTGGACCAAGTGCGGATACGGATATTAACAGTATTCTCTCCGGTCTAAAGACAAAGAGTATTAATATTCAACAGCAGCAACAACAACAGCAGCAGCAAGAACAGCAAGATTCTATGTCATCATCGTTCATGTTTCCAGACGACGCAAGCGCGTTTGGAGATGACTCGGCGTCAGTGAGTGGAGCGAGTGCGCCAATTAAAAGCAAGCGCAAGCCTCGCTCTGAGCGAAATACGATCAGTTTGAACATTTGAACATCTAACCATCTGTTTTATCCAAAAATCAGCTTGTCAATAGTAGTTCGCACACAAAATGCGCGGTGCATTACAATTCCCAATAAAAATAAAATTAACAATGTGTAACCGAATGACACCGCAAACAGTTTTGAAATGACCCATGCCGTGATTACGGTGAAAATAACATCAATGTATGCAATATTGAATATGCGATGCGAATGGGGGCCTTCACCGGGCTTTCCGAAAAAATCTTTATATTTACAAAGACCGGGCATCATTGATTGCATTGATTGCGGTGAAAGCGTGTTATAATTATAAATATTATATATAAGCCATACATATTATATTTATTCATTTACACATTTATAAATGTCGAACGTCGCAATCAACCGGAAATGGTCTATTGCTATTGATGATAATGATATGAGAGAAATCACGCCCGCAACTGAAGGACATAAACAACCCATTAATATGCAACAAAATCAACACCATCAGCAACAGCAACAACAGCAGCAGCAAAAACTTACACCCCAAATGGAACTCAGTCTTGGTGAAAGTTTGAAACCGTTGGCAATATTGTCACCATTTGATGCTGCTAAACGATATCAAAATGAAAATGACGAACATAACGGACTATTATTTGAGAGAATGCTTCAACCAAACATCGGGTTGAATCCGTTCCTGAACGGAAATACGTATATCAACGACATTATTGTGCAAAATACCTTGTTGCGAGGAGAAGGCGGGCGATGATCGATGATGGATGACCCGCCACACATTATAGATTCTCAATCGCCGTTTTTTTGCCATGACAATCTCGGCACAGTGCAACCAAATTGTCAATGTGATTTGTTCCGCCATGTTCCAAACGAACGACATGGTCCACTTCATACCATGCAGGTAGTTGACGTTTACAATGGCCGCATTTCCATCCCTGCTGCGCTGCCACGAATTTCTTTTTCGTTTCACTCACGCAGCGTTTTGTGGATGTTTTTCCAGATGTTAACACTTTATTTTGTTTTTGATTCATTTCTCCTCCGGCTCCTCCTCCACCACAACCACCTGAATATCGAACGTTTTTTATTCCTCCACTGCCACCCATTCCCCCACCACCACCACCTCCTCCTCCAAAAAATGCAGTTTTGTTTGTAAAATCCAAAAACGGACTTATCATGTCTGCCGTATCCTTGCTTACCGGCATGTATTTAATAATGTCATTTGCATGCATAAACATAGACCGCGACTGGTCTGGGTTTTTCTTTATGAACAAGTATATTGAAAGGCCGATGAATGCAAATGTCGCCATTTTTACATATTTTTGCGATGATTGAAGTGATTTCAGAAATTTACCATCGTAATACGTGTTGGCAATCAAGAATGCTGTAATTATGAAGATAATGTATTCCGGCTTCATCTGTTTTATATGGGTTCTATTTTTTGATGGATAATAACTATAACTATAATAAATAAGGATATTAATTTATTATAATTTTATTATGATGTAATAGATTATTTTTATTTATAATACAGTGAATATGCGCAGTAAACGCTTACTGTAAGCAGTGTTATGTATACAAGACCTTTCCTATATTTAAATTCCTCAATAATTGATATTTCTCTCGGTTTATAGTGCGCGTAATATGCATTTAGTGCCTCCGTCATTGTTACTTCATCTTTATGAAGTTCGGCATTTACTTTATTGTGAATGAATACAACCCATCGTAAAAATGCTTCTCGCGTGTCCAAATACGGCGTTACCGGGAACCTGTCGAGCAGTGCGCTAAATCGATTACCAATCGCATAATTTGGTATAAATAGTGGCAGATTTTGTATGAAGTCGTAGTATTTTTTTCGCGTCACACCATTAGCGTTGACCGGATAGTTGGTAGCCATAGTCATCAATACGAACCAGTAGTGCGGTCCCCATATTTCAGGATCCAATGGAGGAGCGGGGTTTGTGGGGTTGGACATTCCTTTGTCTTGTTTTAAACAATATAAATAAAGATTGCGTGCTATATATTAATCAGATTGGAATAATAACTAAAAAATAAACGAATGAAACATTACCAATATTCATTTTGTAACAATTGCGGCAAGCACGGGAATCACACATACAGCAACTGCAGACACCCTGTAACGAGTATTGGAATTATCGCAATACGTCACAAACCAACGAGCAGCAATTATACTATGTCTGCCGCCACCGGCACTGAACCTGAAACTAATGATGAGGCAGCAGACATTATACCAGAGTATGAATTCTTAATGATACGTCGAAAGGACACGCTTGGGTTTGTAGATTTTGTTCGTGGAAAGTATCAACTCACCGACATATTTCACATTCGCAATATAATCGACGAAATGACTATGAGCGAAAAGCGGCGCCTGTTAACGCACGATTTTAAACAGCTGTGGACGGACATGTGGGGCGGATATACAAACGGACAATTTAGTGGCGAGGAAACGCAATCTCGTGATAAATTCAACCACTTGAAAAATGGGGTCAGAACGAGAACCGGCGGCGTGTTTTATTTGGATGATTTGGTAAAAGAATCCGTTACACGTTGGGAACGCGCGGAGTGGGGGTTTCCGAAAGGTCGTCGAAATAATCAAGAAAGTGACCTGGTTTGCGCGTTGCGAGAAAATCAGGAAGAAACGGGATACTCCATATCACAATCCGACATCATTCACAATATTGCACCCTATGAAGAGATATTTATGGGGTCCAATTTAAAATGTTATAAGCATAAATATTTTTTGGCTCTCGTTAATAGCGACATTCAACCGACGGGAGATTATGAGCGGTCGGAAGTAAGTAAAATAAAGTGGATGACGTATGATGAATGCGTTCGAAAAATACGTCCATACAATATCGAAAAAAAGAAGATTCTCTCAAACGTTATGATGGTGTTGCGAAAATACAAAATAATACATACCGGTGATAGAAAATCGTGAAATTAAAACAAACAAAACAAACAATGCGGAATAAAAATAATAATAAAGGTATATAATATATAGTAATAGTAATCGTGAGATATATTATATAGAATTTGTAATTTAAAATAAAATAAGAAGATTCTGACAATATCAATAATCAATAATATATCAATAATATGCTACGCGTTCAACTTCCAAACACGCCACCTTCAGCAGCACATGATGAAATAGGAATAGTCGATGTTGATGACGACGACGCAAGAATCATGGCACCATCTACTCCAATTGTTAATGTGCAGGAGACAAAGAGAAAGAAACGTCTGCTACCCAGGTGTGGAAACGGAACGCGTCGAAATAAGCAAACCGGTCTGTGCGAGAAATATGAACGAGATAAAACAAAGAACGTGTCAACTGTAAAGTTTTCGATTAAAGAGGACGCACAAACGTCTCCAAAAAGAAAGCGGTGTCAAAAGGGGTCTCGCCGGGCTCGCAGTGGACCTCATAAGGGCGAATGCGTTAAATATGAAAATAGGCGGCCTACTGCAAATACTAATACTATAAATGCAAAAACTGCTGCAAATGCCGTTGCAAATGCCGTTGCAAATGCCGATATTGTGAATGATGCGTTTGCCGCCAAAAAGAGTGGACATTACGAACGTCCAATGTTCACAACGTTATTAGCTGAGGACGACATTGGTGCACTTAATGCGGCAATTGATGAAATAACAATAACACCAGTCCCGGATTATGATATATTTTTAAAAGGCAATGGCAATCTCCATGATAGACTTGAACGCAAGCAGTTATATGCATATTATATGTTGATTAAACCCAGATTACGAGCGTTTTTTAAGGATTGTTATGATAATGAAACAAATGATGTATCAACAAATAGAATCATATTCGGCCTTTTAATAGCTCGTAATGGCCGGCATATTAGCAATATAGAAGAATATAAGTCTGCATTTGAAACATTTCAGGCCAGGATTAGAGCTGCGGTGGGAGGCCCATGTCCAGAAAAGCTTGACATTTCCCGACGAAACGCTGAAGCCGGAAGGGCGTTTAGTACTGAAATAATGCTTGGCGATGATAGAATTAAAAAAACGTTTATGAAACAGGAAAATGACGGAAGCGGTGACTGTTTATTTTACACATTATTGGACCTAATAAAACGGGCTAACCGGAAAAATATGCACAATTCTATGGAAATAGTCAAGCTAAGATGATGCAATTAAGAAACGAGATAGTTGACTACGTAATTAACCCCGACAATGCTGGTGTTGCTTATATGCATGAAAATCATGATTACAATCCCGATGTTCGTGTGCCTGTTCTCGGTGGCGATATAGAAAAAACATTCGGATTTATGTTAGAAAATGGAATCCAGACTCTAGGACGTATATTATACGAAAACCACAATACGAATAGCGCAAATAGGTATTCTGTTCGCATGAGGAACAAAGGAATGTGGGGAACAGAAATTGAAATTTCGGCAGCTGCGAAGCTATACGGTATAAATATCTATGTTGTTTTGTCAACTGGTGAAGACCAATTATATTATTCCATTGGCGATGAACTCAATCATGACCTTACAAAATTATGGTATATATTTAATTATAACCTAAGACATTACGTAGTATTGTGGTGCTTAGATGGTGATGGACAATGCCCACCGAATTCGGGGGCTACGCCTGATGTGTCTGGGTCTGGGTATGGTGCTGCTGCTGCTCATGCCGTTACCAAAAAAGATACTGGTGCTGCTGCTGCAGCAGATACCACTCGCACTGCTGATGCCGATGCTAACAAAGCTCTAATAATTGAAAATGTCGAATTCGATGAATCTGATTCTGATTCTGAATCTGATTCTGAATCTGATTCTGAATCTGATTCTGAATCTAAATCTAAATCTGAACATACAGAGTCCCCCAATTCGCCAGACGGTTTGACCACATATGAAGATGATGTTTCGTTGTATCCAACATTGGATGACGCTGATTTTAATACAAAAATCACAAACAAAAAAGAATTCTTCGACACTCGATATGAGCGCATGGACAAATTAACGATTGAAGAATATGCGAATAAAATGTGTTCTGCATCGGACAATTTTGAGTTGGCGCCTCATCAGCTATTCGTTCGTAACTTTTTATCGGCAACCACGCCATACAAGAGTTTGCTTTTGTATCACGGCCTTGGAACCGGAAAAACGTGTTCCGCCATAAGCGTTGCCGAGGAAATGCGGGAATACTTTAAACGAATGGGTATTTCCAAACGCATTTATGTTGTGGCGTCACCAACCGTCAAGTTGAATTTTAAATCTCAATTATTCAATAAGGACAAGCTGGTGTTGAATCGGAGCACTGGAACGTGGTCGATGAACACGTGCGTCGGAAATAAGCTTTTGAAAGATAATGGGCTCGCAATTGCATCCGTTTCTACATCCGATATAACTCGAGAACAAGCGGAACAAATGAAGGACGCGATATCCAAAAATATATCGGCAATTATAAAATCGGCATACTCTTTTATTGGTTACGAGAAGCTTAAAACTATGATAGAGCAGTCCATTTATGGAACAAATAAAGCCGATTACAGAAAATTGGACCAGTTAACGGAATCGCAAATAGCCGGTATAAAAAAACGGTTCGACGACGCGCTCATAATTATAGACGAAGTTCATAATTTACGAACAACGGAAGATAAAAACAAGAGCAATGATAAGATGACTGGAAAATTATTGACGGTTGTGGCAAAGTATTCGCAGAATATGCGACTACTGCTTTTAACCGCAACGCCAATGTATAACAATCCTAAAGAAATCATCTGGCTTCTGAATCTCATGCGCATTAACGACAATCGTTCCGAGATAAAATATTCTGACGTGTTTGTTGGTGAAGCGGGTGAAGAAACTATAAAAACTTCAACCGACGATGACCCGACACAGGTTCGTTCGGCTTATTCGAGTGGCAAAGAGGTTTTAAAGAATGCGTCCTATGGATACGTGTCATATGTGCGTGGAGAGAATCCATTTACGTTTCCATACCGAATATACCCTGCAGTTCATTCGCCACAGCATTCGTTCTTTTCAGAACCCGCTTCTGATGCAGTTCCGGTTCCGCATCCTACAATTGAATACACCGGAACACGAATCGATATAATCAAAAAATTTCTGGATGTATTTGTCACGCCAATTGGAACGGAACAGCGTCGCGTGTATGAACTATGCATAAAACAATTAATGAGAAATGCAGAACCTCAACCCGAATCTCTAACTCTTGAAGAACTCGAAAATGATAGTGACAGCGATAGCGGTGATAGTGGCGATAATGACGGCGATGATAACGATAGCGACATTGGAGAGAACGAATCTGAATACGAAGAGGGATTGACTCCTTCTGCTGCTACTCATACTGCTTCTGTTTCTGTTACCGACCAACATCAGAAACCTGGTGCAGGGACGAACGGTGACTACGATGAAATCGCTGCAAAATTTGGCGTAGAATCATATACCGCACTACAAGCACTTACAATGACATATCCATCGCGTTCATTGCAGCAACAGCAAAACCCAAAAACGAGTGTTGGAAAGGCGGGGCTTATGCAAGTGATGGATCGGGTTTCAGGTGGTGGTGGTGGTGGTGGTGGTATGAGATACCGGTATCGTCCCAATATTGAACACGTATTTGCTCCTGACAATATAGGCAAATGGAGCAATAAAATATCAAGCGTTTGCAAGCACGCAATTGAATGCGATGGCATACTCCTTGTGTATACTCAGTATATCGAAGGTGGTGCAGTTCCGATAGCGCTTGCACTGGAAGAACATGGGTTCAACCGTTATAACGAAACCCGTGCAAATTCAAATTTGCTCGACGGAAGTGTCGGCCGAGCCCGAATCGTGAGAGGCCAATACACGCTTATAACCGGTAATAATGATTTATCCCCAGCCGCTTCAATTCAAGCAGCAATAAGTGCGGCAACTCAATCGAATAATAAAGACGGGCATATTATCAAGGTAATAATTATAACCAAAGCGGGCTCCGAAGGGCTGGATTTTAAAAATGTGAGACAAGTGCATATTCTGGACCCGTGGTATAACTTAAGTTTATTGGAACAAATTATAGGTCGCGCGGTTCGTAATTGTAGCCATGTTGACCTACCGTTTGTAAAGCGAAATGTTTGCATATTCATACATGGGACACTACTTACAGATGACGCAGGTGGAAATATAGACGTGGAAGCGATTGATTTAAGTTTATTCCGATATGCAGAAAACAAAGCAAAACGTATTGGAAACGTGAACAACATTTTAAAAAAACACGCAATCGACTGTAATTTGAATTCCGAATACAATATACCCGCTTTCAATGAAAAAGATAAGGGAAAGATAACACAAGTTCTTACCACGCGAGGCGATGATAATTCGGTTCGTTCGATACAACATGACGCAAGCATTATGCCTCGCACGGATGCTTGCGATTATCAAGACATATGTGATTCCGTATGTGAACCAACCGTCGATATGACCGACCTGATGACCGGAACCGATGTTGATACATATGACATAGCGTTTCTTACTCTTAACAGCGAGCGCGTTATTCACAGGATTCGCAGCCTCTTCAAGGAACGTTTTTTCTATTCCGAAGCCGAACTCATTAGCGCAATAAATCAGGTTAGGACATACCCGGAAGAGCAAATAATGACTGCATTAAACACGCTAATCGATGACCCAATCGAATTTATAACCGATTATTACGGTAGACGAGGAAGACTCATAAACATTGGTGATTATTACCTGTTTCAACCGGACGGTGTCTCAGACCGTCATATTGGCATACGCGAACGCGCGATGCCGCTCGAAAATGTGGCCGAACATGTAGAATACGAACAATATGAACAGCCCGATACAACAGACTTTATGCCCGAAGAAGGGGAAGCAGCAGGTATATCGCAGCTTGATTCAACCATGAGCAACTTATTTGACGTGTATACCGCAGTTACTACTGGTACTAAAATCAAAGGCGTGGTAGATGACGTATTCATACGGCATGCTCCAGAATTATGCAGACTGTTGATTCAAGCAACGCCAATACCCAGAGACGTATTGATTCTTGCAATAATGTCTCATTATCTCGATGTGCTGGATTCCGGAATTGCTATCGACGTTGCCAATCAACATCGCACCTCAACTGACCCGGACAAAAAAGATTTTTTAGAATACATTACCAAGTATTTCAAGCGGTATGCAATACAAACGAGTTCAGGAAACATGGTTGCTCTGCCGAGTGAGAGATTAACCGCGTGGTCAGAAGAAAAGGTCACGGGGGTATTGAAGGGTGACGGATTAGACGCGCGCATTATAGACGAATATGTTGAAAAATCCGATTTAATGATGTTAGAAGATGGCGAATGGACACTAATGACGGATAGGGTTCGGTCACAACACGGTATTGGAAGAGAATTGTTCAAATGGTGCGACGCGTTGAAAAAGAAAATCACTATACTTTCTTCTATAAATAATGTGATTGGGTGCATTAGACCCGAGGCGGACGCGACGTTTGTATTTAAAATAATTGATATAAAGGTTAGCAGCGAACTTAAGGGGGCTCGTCCAACCAAACGCACGGAGCAACTTGAAAAGTCAATCTTTCAATTATTAGCACTGATTGGAATTGAAAAACAATCCCGGCAACCGGGTGAAATCATTGTTAAGTATGTTGAAAAATCGACTTTAGAGCCGCTTGCGATTCTACTTGAAATCATGTTACGAGCATATGACATAATGGAAGTGGATGCCGAATCCAGCAATCCAAACTCTAAAGCCGGACATAGAAATAGATGGTTTCTAAGACCATGCGAAATTCAGGCAATAACGAAAATAAATCAAATTTATACGAAACATAAAAAATAAAAAATAATAAAAAATGCGAAATTACTGCAAACAATTAATTTAATTGATTTATTAAATTAATTATTATTAAAAATTGAATGTTAAAATGTAAATATAATAAATAGTTAAATAGTATATACGATACAAAAGTTAATTTACCCAACACAACGAATGCAAGCAGTAATGGCAAAATCAACAACGGCAACGGCAACGGCGGCAGCTACCACATCAACGTCGTCGTCGGATTGCTATTCCGAATGTCTTCTATCTCGTCGTGTGACAATTCCATTTAAGGACATTGGACGGGGTGATGAAATAAAAAGAGTTCTAAATCGACACGTTCGGAGTCAAATTGAAAATAAATGCACAATTGAGGGTTTTGTGCATCCAGATACGTGTAAAATTATAACGCATTCAAGCGGAACCATTTCGGGGTCGAATATTGTGTTTGACGTGGCATTCAGCTGTTCGGTATTTTCACCCGCGGAAGGCGCAATTCTGGTCTGCAGTGTGAAGAGCGTTACGCATGCGGGAATTCTGGCAGGTATAAATGGCGTCGTAAAAGTGGATCCCGTCGTTGTTTATATTTTGCGCGAACATCATGCCGGTGATACGGATGATTATTTCAATTCTATAAAGCCTGGTGCCGTAATTCGTGCGAAGGTTATCGGACAACGGTTTGAACTCAATGACAAACACGTCTCTGTGATCGGTGAGTTATTAAAGCCCGACGCCACTCTGGTTCAGCCATCAAAATCAAAACCGTAACGAACGTTTAAATTCTTGTATCTTTGATTCGGTATATTGTTGTTGGCGATATGCAAAGAACTTCCAGTACCACGGACCATCATATGCGAGTTTGATATTGGCACCTGGGTCGGGTGACATCATTATAGAACGCACATACCGCGCTTCTCCGTTTTCAACGTGCCATCGTTCGAAGTGGATAATGAACCTGTAATAGTGCTCAATTTTCGGGGCGGGCCCGGGACCGAGGTGAGTTATTTCCGATGAATGTAGTTTCAGAATAACACTGTTTATTTTTCCATAACGACTGAATGCTCGCTCAACAAAGTTGGTGGTAATTGGCAAATCTTCGCAAATTCCGTAATACATTTTTGAAAACGGGATACATATACTGGGAAATGATAGGTCTAATTCCTTGTCATTCTTGTTCTGGTGAACCATTCGAGGTTGTTGATTATTATGCTGATTGTTGATTATTTACCAATATTTATTTAAACATGCAGTATTATTTGTGTGTAACATTTTTGTATCAATTATTATATTATATTTAATTTAATAATTTTAAAATTTTATGTGCTATACATATAGAGCATTAAAATAACTATAGTTAGTTAAAATATGGCATCATCTGCACCAGAATATGCGTTCTTAACTCGAAAAGGTATTTCGGATTTAGAATTAAAGGCTCACATGTTAACGGGTATACAAGAATTAGCAGCTAAACGGTCAACTGTATATGTGAAGAGGCCACCACAACCCATCTACCGAGTGGTTGTAAGTGCACATGGTTCGGATACCGTAGAAAAACCTGCTGGTGAAAACGTAAGAGATGTTGATGTAACATTTACGTTCCAACAGAATGCACACGGACTTCCTTCATTTGAATGCGAGCACGGGTCTACGGCGGATTTGACAAATAGTGATATACGAGTAAAACTGTATCATATTATTTCACAAATTGTTTTTGAACACCCAGATATTTCACTTGATGCCGTGGAAGAATATCAGCGTCATGCGTTTAGATGGTTGTACGAAAAACAATTGGAGTCCACCGGGAAAGACGACTATGAAGAAAGGTTTGGTGATTATGATGCGAAAACATTTGTTGAGGTTCCCAACGCACATCATAATGTAACGCGAAATTATTCCATACTACCCGGTTCATTAACCGCTGACCATTATCAGTTGGAATACAGTGACGGAACAAGGCAACGTGTATGGTTATTACCTGGTATTTCCGTTGCACGAGAGCTTGTTGTTGAACAGGGAAGCGAAAAACTTGGCATAGAATGCAACCGAATAACAACCGAATATGGAGTTTTTGTTGATGTCGAAAGTTCATCATCACCTGGAACT